CCTATTTTTGTAAAGATGTTCTGCCAAGAGAGCTAATCTTTTGTGCTTTAAAGCACAACAACAGCAATAAGTTTTTTACCCCAAGTCGTATGTACACCGATATGTCTAAAACCTAACACAGATTATGCGCCCTAATTGACGTATTATTTTACGTCATTAGTGACGCATAATCATGTAGGACAATCCCCCACTAACAGGACAAACCAAATGGCAAAAACAAAACCAAAGCGGACTAAAAAACCGCCGCGTATCGAAGCTCGCTTCGATGCTTTAACCTTCACCGATAGCAGACACATTATCACTAAGGGGGCGTTCTTTGCGGCTCAAACCCACCCTGCCAAGTGGTCATTAAGTGTCACGGCAGAAGTATTAACCCCCGATGGTCTGATTGATAAACGCTCTCTTGGCCTTTACTCAAACGAAGAACCTATCCGCTTAAACGCTTTGGTTCGTAAAATCACTCCTGAGATTTTGAGTCTGTTTGACGATAACGAAATAATCCAACACGTTTGGATTCATGCAATTAAGCATTAATGAGAGGTACTACCCCATGACTAAGATGGTTGAATGTTGGTCTTGTGAGTTTCACATGACCCTAGAGCAACGCAGTGCTAACGATGGCTACTGCCCTCAATGTCGTGCTGAAATTGACTTGGAGGATGGTGGCATCTATGAAGTCAAGACAGAGACCCTCTCTGAAACCCCTATGGAGGTTAATGGTTTCCTACCTGAGCGATTGAGAGCCACTGCCGATACCACTGATGCTCGCTCTGCCCGCTTATTGATGTACCAAGCGGCTGATAAAATTGAACAGTTACGAGCCTTAGTTGAGCTTGCCCGTAACACTTACATCCAAGATTATTCAGATGGTGAGACCGATTGTGTTACGCCGTATGATGTTTATGACTGAGGTACTACCCCATGACTAAATCAGAAGCCGCATTTGAATCAATGATGAAGGCTGCAAACGTGCTGCCCGTCCGTTTAATTGACACTCACGACACCCAAAAACTCGAAAGTCGAAGACCCAGTGACTATGTTCTTGTCAGTACCGAAGGCACTAGCTTTGCTGAGGTTAAAGAATGTAGCAATGAGAAACGCTTTGACTTTCGCCGCATTCGGGAATCACAGTGGATTTATGCTGACTTGATTACAAAAAAGAAACAGCTATACCTCTTTTATATCTTTAATATCCCTGAGAACTGTTGGTATGTTGTACCCGCAGAGGTTTTCTTAACGGCAAAACGCAAAGATGTTAAGTCGATGCGGTTTGAAGATTTGATTGAATATAGGGGATTGTGATGAAAAGCGACTTAATACTTATTAGCTGTTTCATTTTGATGTTTCTCTTGGGTTTTGGGGCAGCTTATTTTGAAAAACCTGATGAACCCTGCTTCATCATCCCCCCACCCGAAGCCCAAGGTATTTCTATCACCACTCTGAGACCAATACCGTGAAAGCCTTACAAATTCAAGTTGCTGTCGCCCACGTTGCTTTCTGCCTCTTTCTCGCTTTAATTCACTTTGGATATTTAAAATTATGATTCCATTAGCCAATAAGCACCCCGCTTACTTTCAACACATCATGTGCGATATTGAAACAACAGGCGTTAAGCCTGACCGTAATCACATCATTCAGATTTGTGCGGTTCGCTTCAATCTGAAAACAGGTAAGTACGACCCTAACCTGTTTGAGATTTGTTTGAACCCGAATACAGCTTCATGGCGTAGCCAAGACCCATCAACAATGGCATGGTGGCAAGACCCTGAACGTCAGCCGATTTACGACAGCATTATCGAAAAATCACTCGACTCAAGACTCGCTATTCAAGCCTTTGCAAATTGGCTCGGCAAAGAGCGGCTTGTGTTTTGGGGCAACCGTAATGGCTTTGACTATATGTTCCTGCAAAGCTATTTCGCTGATTGTGGTGTGCCTTTCCCATTTAAGTTTTGGGACAGCAAAGACTTGCTGAGTTATACCGAAGGTCTTTGTAACGGGGCGAATGTGCCGTTCATTAAAAAGAACAGCCTTGAATTTGTCGGCCAAAAGCACAACGCCATTGACGATACCCTTCACCAGTTGAAGTACCTTTTGCACGTTGAAACTAAAATTAAAGAGAAGAAAGATGATTATAACAACCCTACAACAAGCCCTTAACCATTTCCTCACACATGAAATTGCCGACCCCGTTACCATTAACGGTGTCGTTGCCGTTAGCTTCAGCGAGGCGGAGAAACTGTTAAATGGTACAACTCTTTGAAGGTCAAAAGAACTGGCATTGCCGTGTCCATCCCACTGAGGCGTTTGAATTATTCACCACGAATAACGCCAAAGTTGATGTGAAGTTTACGGCAAGTCACTTCTTAGGCAGTCGTCTCGACAGAGACAAACGGAACTATGAAGGCGGTACCTTTACTGTTTTCGTAAAAGACCTCGCAGACCAAGAAGTTTACGAGGTAGTGATTCAACGATTCGTTGAAGAAACTCAATTTGGCAAACGGGTTAGACCCGAAGTTAGGAGCGTTAAGAAATGTTAACTGCTAATTTAGAAGAAGCGGTTCGAGAGGCAGAGGCTTTCGTTAAGATGGCTAAAAACCTCTCCCGAAACCCAAGACTACCTCAGTACGTTGAGCAAGGTACTAAGGACTCCTCGGCACTCCGCCGTAAGAGTATGGACTTAACTCGCAGTCTTAGCAAACTGCGTAACCAATGTTAGGAGCGTTAAGAAATGTCAAAATGTGAAGTATTAGTGGCAACACCGCAGTTGCGGTGGCAGCAAAGAGATAAAGATTTTTATACCTTACAACAATACTGGTCTGACCCTTTAGGCGTTAGTGGGGTTGGCGAGTGGCGTGATGTTCCTTTTGTTGATATTGAACCACGCAGTAAACCGTTAAACGAAAGCCCTGTTGTCCATTGTGATGGTGATTAACCATGTGGATTTTGATTTTAACCTTGTATAACTATGAAGTTTACAAAGGCACTTCCATGACCAGCAGCATTGCCACTGCCGAGTTTAGTACCGAAGCCAATTGTATGGTTGCTGGGACGGCTTGGCTAAAGAGAAACACCGATTTTGATAAGACTCAAGCTCTGTGTGTTAAAAAATAAACCTAACCCCTTCGGGGGGCTTTCTTTTAAGAGAACCAAGAAGATGAAACGTCAACTCCGCACCATCATTAACGAAAAACCCTTTGTCGCCTTAATCGGTGATGTTCACGCTGGCCGTAAATTCAAAACGAATGTGCCTTTGAACCGTATCGGTGAGCGTGAAGAGACTATCCTGCACGACCTGTGGAATGCTTTGCAATGTTACCCACATCTCGAAACCCATTTAGTTATCATGGGCGACTTATTTGATAAGTTCCAAGTTGATAACAATACTTTGTTAGCGGTTAATGCCTGCTTACAGAACGCTGTTTCGGATAAGATTCACCTTCACATCTTACGGGGCAATCACGATATTAGTCGTGATTTAACACTATCTTCAAGTTTTGATGTCTTAAAGAACCTATGCGACAGTAACAAAAACATTCACTTCTACGATGCTGATACCCCTTGCAGTGTTTTGCAATTACCACACCTACGGATAATGGCTCTCCCCTACAGTGCCACTACCAGTGCCACTGAAATGGTGGAGGCACTACCAACAAATGACCCCAGTGAAAAAGCATTTTATGTTTTAGGCCATTGGGACTTAACTGCCCACGGCGAAGACACTCACAATTTAATCCCTGCGGAGGTGTTAGCGCGTAAAGGTGTGACGAAAGCTTACACAGGCCACATTCATAAGCCTCAACAAGTTACTTTGCATGGTATCCCTGTTACAGCAGTGGGGTCACTGCAACCGTATGCTCACGGTGAGGAATTAGAAGGTGAAACTTTATATCAAACGCTCGGCAAAGAAGAAGTTGAAGAACTGTTGGCACAGAATGAAAACCACTTCGCTGATGTAAACCTCCGTGTACTTGTTAATTCAGGAGAAACTTGGGCGGCTCCCGTCCCCAACTGCTTGTCCTTTCAAGTGAAAATGTTAGCGGCTGATGCCGATGACCTATCTGACCTTGAAGTCGGTTACGAAGAATTTTCGACAGCCAACATCTTGAACAAAAACCTTGTGGGTGTCAGTGAAAATTTAACAGCACACATTCATCAACGCATCGAACATTATAAATCTTTGGAGAACTAAAATGTTACCTATTACCTCCAGCTTTGTTGTTTACCCTACTCGCATCGCTAATGTTGTTCACTACCTGACACACGGTAAAACGATGAACCCTATCCTGATTAACCCTGATGAATTTGACAGATTACAACAGTGGATTCAGAAGTCTTTGAGTAAAAAATCTGAGGCTACTTGGAGCAAAGTAAAATGATCCACAAACTATCCTTCTGGGGGCATCCTACTGTCCCCGACACCAAAGTCAGTTTCACCTCTGGTTTTAATTTGCTTCACGCCCCTAACGGGCGTGGCAAAAGCACTATCTTGGAGCTTATCGCTTACTCGTTATTTGGCACAGAAGCTCTACGCGCTTCCGCAGGTCAAGAGTACCCATCATTGGGTACTGATTTAACCTTAACCGTCAACAACAAAGCCTATCAAATTGTTCGGAGCAAAAAGCGTACCGAATTACTTGAGCAAGGCATTGTCGTTGCCGTTGGCACTACCGCTGTTAATGCCTTTATCTTGCGCTTGTTCGGTTATAACGGCAAAGTTTACAACGTGGCCAATTACGTTCGCCAAGACCATGTAAAGGCTTTGACTCATGTGTTACGCGCTGATGACCGCCGTAAGGTTTTAGAAAACACTATTGGTCTCGGCATCATTGACAACGTAGTTAAAGAACTCGGTGATTCCTTGCGCGGTTTAACGGCTGAGGCAAAGGCTTTGGAATCGGTATTGGCAACGCCATTGGAAATGCCAGTGGCACCCCAAGAGTATGTCGCCTCTCGTGACGAGCGGCTTAATGAGTTGGCTAAGGCGTATAATCAACACAACTATTTGAAAGGCCAATTAAATAGCCTTCGCCTCGTTGAACCCGTTGCCCCTGCCGTTGCCGATGTCAGTGACGAAGCTCTTACCGCTTTGAATGCTGAGGCTGATGCCTTGATTGAAAAACAGCAGCACTTCAACAATTACGAACAGCAGGTGAAACACTTAAAGGCAATGGCAGCGGCAAAGCCAAAGTTAGGGGTGTATCCAGAGTTGATTGAGCAGTACAGTTTGAGTCAGTTGCAGGAGTTAGTTGATAAAGCCTATTATCATAGACGAGTTTTGCTTGACTACCAAAAAGTAATTGATGCTTTAATGGCTCTCCCTTTGCCGAAGCTGACGCAGGAAGAAATACAAGAGAGTAATAGCCAACTTTTGAAGTTTACCTTGTGGACTAAATACCAAGAATTGTTGGCTTCTGACCATGTTGATTGCCCTAAGTGCGGTGAGCATTTTCCTGTTAAGCATGATGAACTTGCTGATTACCCTTTCACGCCCGATAGTCCTAGACCTGAGTGTCAATGGAGCGAACGTGAACTCTGGCAGCAGTCACAGATTTGGGCGGAGGTAGTGCCTCAACGTAAGGAGTTAGCGAAAGCGCGGGATAGTTTGTGGGAGTTAGCGGATATAGCGACTTCTTTTTTTGCTCACAAGTTCCCACCTGAGGTTACAAAGCCTCAAGAGTTAGATTACAACTTACTTTTACAACTCCGTGAGTTGTACACAGATTGGATTGTTGGTGATTATCCTCGCAAGTTACAGAAACTTGAGCAGCACCCACCCACTGACTACAGTGATACCTTTAAAAAGGTCAAAGACGAAATATCTCAAGCTCATACTGCTAGAGGCTCTTGGGCTAGGTTTAGAATCCTGCAAAACAGCTATGCCGAAAACCTTGCCAACGCCACTCGCATTACCACTGAATTCGCAACACTCGAAGCCGATGCCATTGCCTATGCCGATTACGTTGCCTTTGACAAGGTTTGCAATAATTACGAGGTAGCGTGTCGGATATTTGAGCAGCGACAGGCCGAAAGAAACCTTTGGCAAGAGAAACTAACTGAACTTTCTGCTGCCATTGACGATTACACTCTCGCGGTTAAGGGTTTAAAAGCGGCCAAGAATGACATCAAAAATCATTTGTTGCCCTCGCTAAATACAGCGGCATCGCATTTAGCCAGTTTGATGTCAGAGGGTGTTATTAACTCAGTGTTGATGTTAGATGATTTTAGCATCAAAGCCATGAAAGCTGACCGTTACCGCCCTGTCGAAACTTTCAGCGGCAGCGAAGCCAGTATCATCAACTTGGCTCTCCGCATTGCGCTTGGCCAAGTGCTAACGCATTCGGTCTTTAGCGTGTTAATCGGTGACGAGATTGATGCGTCAATGGACTCGGCAAGAACAGCGGCAGTGTGGACATCATTAGCGAGGCTAGTGGAAGCGAACAAGATTAAGCAAGTTATCTTGGTGTCGCACGAATCTGAACCGATTCAGGTGGCAGGTTTGAATTACGTTAATTTTGCGTAACCTTTAACACATTGGCAACAGACAATAAAACCTGAGTCGAATACACTCAGGTTTTATTTTATGCGAGTGACTCTCATGGCCGAAACCAATAATTTACAAGTGATGATTCACGATTTCCACGTTGCCTTCGGGCATCCCTCTTTCCCTTTCGCTTGGGTTGTTAAAGGTGTTAAGGATTGGAGCATCATCGGCAACGAAGTCAACGCCGAAAACTTAGGCAGCGACAAAATTGCTAAATTACGCCTCAAGTTGTTGAATGAAGAAGTTCAAGAGGGATTTGATGCCGCTAAACAGTTCTACAGCAATGATGAAGGTTCTACTCGTGAAGCCTTCATTGAGATTGTCGATGCCGTTGGCGATGTCCTTGTCCTTACTCTTGGCACTGGTTGTGTTTACAACTTAGTCTTAGACTGCCCCAGTTATGATGTCTGTGATGAAGCTCAAGCCTTACTTAATGGTCGGGAACTGAATGTAGGGTTAGTATTTCAACTACTTTTTGATGAGTTGGAAAATTTACAACACTATCTAAAAGTATCAACCTCAGCCCCGAAGAAGTCGATTCTACAGGCCGCAGCCGTATCACGAAGCCTACAAAATATGGTCAACCTTTGCTTTGCCCATGCCAGTGCCTATGGTTATAACTTAGTCGAAGTGATGCGCGAAATTCATCGCAGCAACATGAGCAAACTTGGCGAAGATGGCCGCCCCATTTATCGTGAAGACGGTAAAATCCAAAAGGGTCCGAACTACTTTAAACCTGATTTAGCCTCTGTTTTGGATAAAAACGATGCTGTCTTTCCTGTTTAATTTACCGAGACGGTTAGCAAAGCTGACTGTCTTATTCTTGATGGTAGCAACCCTGACACTAGGGTTTCTACTGTTTATCCTGCTCATGTTATTAAACAAAACCTACGGGTTTCTTGAGGTCAAAAAATGACAATTCAACATATCATTCCTAATGGCTTTGTTGGCAAAGGTGGCATTCGCGCTGCCGTTATCGCTCACAGTGCTAGTGCCGTTAGCGGTAAAGAAATCGTGACTTTCTTAATTGATTTTCCGCGTTTTATTTTAGCCGAGGTCAACACCCACAGGAATTTTTCACGCAATGGTGCCAGCAGCAGAGCCATTCCCGTTGCCAAAAGTATTGAAACTATTCAAAACCATTCCTATATGCCAATTCACTTTGGCCAAAATAAAGCAGGAATGTCAGCAGACCAAGAAGTAGATAAAACTACCAAGTTTACTGCTAAATGTGCGTGGGACTTTGCTGCTCGTAATGCCATCGAATCCGCTAAAACCCTTAATAATCTAGGTATCCACAAACAAGTCACTAACCGTGTCCTAGAGCCATTTTCATATATGCGAATGGTAGTGACAGCGACAGAATGGGATAATTTCTTTTGGCTACGTTTGCATGAAGATGCCGACCCCCATATCAATGAATTGGCACGGGTAATGTTATTCGCGTTGCAAGAGAGTATTCCAACAGAGTTACAATATGGTGACTACCATGTACCTTTCTTCGGTAACGGTTACTGGACCCCTGAAATTGAAGCCAGTTACGGGGTAACAGCCCAACAAGCGATTGAGCATTCCATGTCCTGTTGCGCCCAAACCTCATATCGTAAATTGGATATGTCTTCGGAGAAAACGGAGGATATTATTAAGAAGTTGTTCGGTGGTTCTCGCGCCCATTCCTCATGTGCAGAGCATCAGGCATCGCCAATGGCAGTGCCAATGCTAAACCTTATCCCGAGTGAATATCTGATAGCGGATTATATAACTGCGATGCCCGAAGCAACCCACGTTGACCGTAACGGTAACTTCTGGTCAAACAACTTCAAACATTGGTCTCAATACCGTGACAGCATCGAAGGCAATGTTAAGACTCATGGTTTTGACTATGACCAAGACGTTGGCACTTGTGAAGTTTCTGATATGTTTGCGGAGGTTTGATATGTTACTGTATGAGATAACAACAGCGGCACTGTTAATGTTCTACTTAACCTGTGCGATTTTACTTGTGTATTTGGTACAGGATTTATTGAAAGGTTACGGCAACACTAACTATTTCTGGACGCTTCTAGTGGGGCTTATCTTTAGTGGGTTGGCTCTACCTTTCATGGTTTATATCTTAATGATTCTTAAAGGGGGTTACTGTGGGTGAATCAGCAAAACCTGATATGGTTAATAACCCGAAGCATTACACTGAGCACCCCAGTGGTGTTGAGTGTATCACGGTCACTGAACACATGAATTTCTGTTTAGGGAACGCTATCAAGTACCTGTGGCGGGCTGATTTAAAAAACGGTCTTGAAGACTTAGAAAAAGCTCGTTGGTACATAAACCGTGAAATAGAAAGACGTAAGAAATTAGGAGAACAACAATGACGCTAGGTGTACAGGTTTTTACTAAAAAACGAGCAGTGGCAAAGTATTTGCCAATACCACTAGCATTGGTGAAGCAGTTGAAAGCGGTGAGAGCAGAGCGAAAGTTAACGCTGAAGGCGTTGGCAGAGACTCTGGGTTTACCTGCGGGAACACTGGATAAGATTTTATCGAATACTGTTGGCTCTATCTCCCCAAGTAACTTGAAGAAGATAGAGAAGTACCTAGCTCAAAACACTGACCTATCAACAACGTCTTGAGGCCATTCATAACACATCTGGGGCGTATAAGTATTTCCTTTACGTCCCCAACCATTCAATAACATACCTATCTTCTTCAATAAGTAAGCTACTAACTCACTGCACCACCAATCACTAGGGTCTTCCCAGTTACGGCCTATTCCTAATCCAACAATACCTTTCAAATCATACTTCTTATACAACTGCCCTGCCGCTGCCTTGTTCAGTATCAAGAACTGGTCTAAGGTCACTTCCTCACGCAAGCGCGTCATTTCCCACTTCTTAGCTTTCTTTTTAAACTCGCCCACTGTTGAAAACCTAACCCCACCCCCTGACAAAGTTGACTCAATAATCCTGCAATTGGGGTCGGTAATGTCATCGCCAAGAACGAGGGCGATGTGACTGAACTTCGCCCATTCACGTTCTTGAACACTGGTGACGAGACGGATAATCGGTGATAACGGTAGCTTGCTGTTGCTGTAAAGCAGGTAAACTGGAACACCCATGTTACTCTCCGAAGATTAGTGGCCAACCTGTTGTGTAATCATAGTTAAGGGGGTACATTAAAGTTTCTTCCCTGCTTGAAAGTCTTTAAGCGTTAAACCGTTTGTGTACTGGAAATGTGCTGACTCTGGAAATGTCTTCCAGCGGGCTGCCCACTCTAAGCCGCAAGATTCGCCGATTTCGCCTACTTTCTTCCACAGTTTACCGTCTTCACCTGATGTACTCCAAACAGGTTGTCCGTTTCTTAACGGCACAACATCAAGGGCAACACGCCAGTTGTGGAAAGACTGACCACCTTTGGCGTTAGTGACTTTCTTACCTGCGGTTGTACGACCTTGAGCGTAGAGAGCATTTTGACTCTCAAAGTCTCGATAGGTAGAGGTGACTAACAAGGTGATACCTTGAGCACGGCAGCGTTCGATAAACAATACCGCTTTTGCTTGTACGATAGGATGTAATTCTTTTAAATCGCGGGAGTTAATCATGTTCGTAAACCTGATAGATTTACGAACATTATATATAAAGATGACAGAAAGCTCTATTAGATTGTAAATGGGGCTGTTGGCGGTGTAAAATCTGCTAAATACATAGCTTGTTTTCTAATCCTAAACTCAGATATGTACCCATTAAACTGTTGTGGGAATCCGCCCACGTTGCCAAGTTTGTAACTGCCCTACATATAACCATTCAAAGGCTTTAGCACACCACTATCTAAACGCATATTTTGCGCTGTGATTGCTGCGTTGTCGGGGAGCTCCACGTTTGCATAACGCGGAAACTCTCCAATGAGTGGTGTTGCTAGTTTTATACGCATACAAACAAGCTCATCAAGATAATAGCGTTACGAGAAAACACCACGCGCAACTGTGCGCTCATAATCAGCATCTAGCACAGTCGATGCGTCTCTTCCTGATACCGTCAGATTCTCTAAAAACGAACGATAATATCTATATTTAACAGCATTTGCTGAACCAACAAACAAACCAACTCGCCCTACTTTTTGACTTGTTGCGCTGAAATCTTGAGTATTATTAGTGCTAACTGTTGTTGAATTGCTAACAGTGCCGTTTGCTGATTTTAAACGCACAAACTGTCCCGATGCGTTTCGCCAAAACGCTAACTGTACGAGCGAGCCGTAATCTGAAGAATTTGGGGTAATTGAAATATTATCCGTAGAACCTGCTGCCTTCTGTCGTCTAAACGAAATAATTCCACCCGAACCCTCTGCAATCAATAGCAAGTCTGCAACTGTCTGATAACTACCCGTATCAGCTGCGTATTGCATCATTGCGTGTAAACTGCCAGAACTATTCCAGTCAGAAAGCAATGGCAACTTAATATACATACAATACAGAAAATATTGATCACTAGATCCCGTACCCCAAATACTAGCTGCTGCTGCTGCTGTACCTTTAACGTAAGTTGAGCCGCTATTTAGAGCTGAAAAGTTGAATCCGTTACCCGCTACTGTTAATGTTTGGCCTGAGTTAATGACTAAACTGCCATTATTACCTGATTCGTTAATGTTGTTGACTGCCTTGGCGTTAGCTACGGCTGTTGTTTGGTCATAGCAATAACTGTTGGCAATATCAAACAGTGACAACACGCCACCATTTGCACCAAAAAGTAATTGGTCACGTTGTAAAGTAGCTAATGAAGTATCAGTACACGCCTGATTTAACGTAATTTTTAACATAGCAATCTCTCTTTATTGAGTAGTTAGTAAACGATAAACAGCGTCAGTGATAGCACGTCCGCCAGTGTTTGGGTCAGGGTGAATCAAATCTGCTGCAAACCACGGTCTAGCAGAACCATAAGCGTATTGTGCGGCTGTATCACCAAACACATATTGTAAGTCTAACCAAGCACAATTGTTGATTGCTGCTAACTCATAGGCTTCTTTTGCATACAAACTCATCGCGTAAGTATTGCTTGTTCGTTGATTTTCGCATGGCATAATCAATGCAATATCTGCAAACGGCAATGCAGCTCTAATGCGTGTAATCATCGTTTGAATGTTTGTACGGTATGTAGCTGTGGCCATCGAGCCGCCTTGGTCATTAGTGCCAAGCAGTATTGTTACAAGGTTTGGTGCAAGTGCTGTTAGCCCTGCTTGCCAGTCTGTTGCACTGACACCTGCCCACTGATTCGATGCGCTACCTGTGCCGCCTAATTTATGCACTCTCACGCCGTCAGTGGTTTTTTGTACATCAATACCGCAAATCGTTGTCGTGCCTGCAACATTCTCTATTTCAAGAGTCCAAGTTCCAGTCGGTACGCTTGCTAATGATGATGTTAATAAACCTGAGCCTGCGCTTATATCTAGCGTAGTCCATGCGCCTGCGTTCCAGCGATAGCGCACAATTCCTGAGCCGCCTGCGATATAGTACAAATATACTGCTGATATGTTGCCCGAACCTGAAAATGTGGCTGTAATTTTTTCGGCTGCTGTTGACGTGTAAATGTCTGCAATATCGGGACTAACGGACGAGTTGTAATGCGTTGACCATCCTGTTGTCAAAGCGACTGATACCTCATTACTAACATTACCATTACCACCAGACCACGCATTAGATGCACCTCCGAAGCCCCATCCAAAACCTGTCCAACCTGCACCTGCGTCACCAAAAGCTGTCTTTAGTGTAGATGCTACAACGCCTGTATAACGGGTTTGTGAGTGAGTCCAACTATCGCCAATCATTGCAAAAACTAATTGTGTTGATTCTGCTAGTGCGCGTTTACGCAATCTCATGCGAGTCTCACGCAAGAACCACTCGCCCCATGTGTAGCGTTTTGGTGAGCCGTAGGCTGTTAGGTTTTGACTTAAACGAGTATCTAAATCTGTACGATTACCACGCGCTGTGACAAGCTCTGTAACAGTCAGTTTGCCAGTGATTGTGCCATCTAAACCAATACTAAAAACTATACGTCCTGCACTATCAACAATGACTGCTAGATAATCTGAGCCGCCATAGTTTGTATCAAGTAGGCTTGGGTCTAACGAAAAATTATAGACACCTGTCGTTGCTGATTGCGTAGCTGACAACCCACCACTCGCACTAACGCCTAGTTTGCCCGTGATTGTGCCATCTAAACCAATGCTAAATAATTTACGCCCTGCACTATCAGTAATTGCTGCTAATAAATCAGATGAGCCATAAAACTGGTCGATGACGGCTGCATCTAGTTTTAGCGTGTAAGTGCCGTCTGCGATTCTCGTTAGTGCAATGCCGCTTGAGGCTGTCACTGGCAGTTTCCCATAAACAACTCCATCCATGCCGATATAAGCCAATGCACGTCCTGCGTTATCAACTACGGAGTATAAAACTTGTTGGCCATTAACATAAAATGGTTCAGTTGGGCGACTAATAAAAGATAAAGCCGATGAGCTTGGGTATGTTGCTATTAATAATGATGATGCAGCATCAAAACGTCTATATTCGTATGCTGCAATATCGCCAGAACCTTGTACTTTGAACGCCACACCATCAGCTACTGCTGCTCTACCTGTTGGCTCATCAACATAAACACCTGAGCCAATAATAGCAGCATCTCTAGCGGCTTCGGCTGCAATTACGTCTAAACCAGTAGCAATAACATCGGCATTTGTAGCAATAACATCTAAACCAGTTTGTACACGGTCTGCTGCTGTAGCTAAAGCGTCTGCTGCTGTAGCGACTGCATCTGCATTAGTAGCAACAACATCTAAGCCAGTTTGTACTCTATCTGCTGCTGTTAAAACCGCTTGTTCTGTTGCAATAACTGCCTGTGCGGTGGCTGTGGCTGCGCCACTTGATGCCTCACTTGCTTTAGTTGTTGCTATAACCGCTTGTTCTGTTGCCGCTTGTACAACCAACTGACTTGTAGGAGGCACAGTAACTTGCGTAATAACTCGCGCACCATTTATATTAACTGTCATTGCGTAATCTCCCGACTAAAACAAACATCGCCATACATTAAGCGAGTGACCAAACCATCTGTAAGGGTAATTTTTAAATCATAAACAGCTAAATAACCGCTTGCTGATACAACCGTATCTGTGAGCGTTCCCTCGATAACTCCTGCCGTTACTGTGCCTGTGCGTGTTAAGGTATCAACCAAGCTATCAAGCATATCAGCAGCATCAACATTCAAATTAATCACTGTTGAGTCAGTGATTGTGATACGTCCGTTTGCCGTGCTAAGTGTCAAAATTACATCACTGCCAACACTGGCGCGGATTTCCATTTTTATGGTTGCGCCTGATATATCAATAGGCGTACCGTCATCGGTTGACCATGTAAACTGATTTGGGAATGGGCTATCTGCGCCTATTTCAAAAATCAAATCTTGACGTGTTGCTGCCATATCGCCCCCAAATAAAAAAGCCCGCATAAGCGACCTGTGAATAATTAAGTTTTTAAACTATTGTGCCGTAGCGTGTGCCTGTGGCTGTCCACGTTATGTATGAGTTGCCGTTTACTGCATCGCCTAATGCACCGCCTGTTGCACCTGTTGTAATAGGGGACGAGCCAACGCTTCTTGTCCCATTGCCACCATTACCTGCTGCTGTATTGTATTTGCCCCCTGCTCCGCCTGTGCCGCCATCAACATTGCCCTCTCCAAAACCACTTAGACTTCCACCAACTCCGCCCGTACCCGCTGTTGTTATTCCTGCATCTGTGCCGTCTGCACCATCGTCTGTTGTGCCTGTGGTGACTGTTACATGGCCGCCAATTCCTTTCACACCAAACGGCCAACCACCACCACCACCACCACCACCACACCCTAAACTACCGCCATCACTTCTTGACGCACCACCACCACCACCACCACCAGCTCCGCCCGTGATAACTCCAAGTGAGTTATCTATACTAATTTCATAATCAGCTAAAATCGCATTACCGCCATCCGTACCAACTGCGCCATTCTCAACAATCGTCCAAACTCCTAAATTGTTCCTTGTTGCGTTGCCCCCATCACCACCATCACCCCCACGCCCTGCCACAACTGCGCCTGACTCAATAACTAAAGTTAAAGTACAATCGGCTGGCCATGTGCTTGGGTTTGTTAGTGCGTAGTTGCTCGTTGTCGATGCACTAATCAAAACACCTGATTGGATAATAAAATCAACAAAAATCCCTATACTTGGCGCACCATATTCATTAACAAACACATCGTACAAATTCACGTCCAAATCATCGGCACTAATGTAAATCGTGTAAGAATTGCTTAACGGTATCGCTGTGCTGACTTCTTGAGCTTTGTATTTAATGTCGTCTCTGTCTGTTGGTTGTGCGTAGATAATTTCCATCGGGACGGATTCATTCACGCCCGACAAACTTTGTATCTTACGCGTATTTGCATAAAACAAATCACCTACTTTTAATTGCAAAGCAGGGGTTAAATTAAATTCTAATATGCGCGGTGGGTTACGGTATGTTTTTAAAAGTGAGTCAGATAACGCATTAACGCGCCCTAAGCTCGTCTTTTTAAACCAACGGCTATATAGCTTGCGTATGGGGTTTGTGCCGTACTGTAACGCGCTGCTTGCATCAGTATCGGACGTAACAACACGCTGTTCGTAGTTTTTTAAATCATCTAGTTTTTCGGTTGGCTTTTTTTGTGCAAAATAAACCAAAACAGTAGCTATACGTTGTGCTGTGTCTGTTTTTGCATCAAGTGATTTAGTTAAAAAGTGGTTGTCATCGCTTAATGTTGTTAAGCCTTCTGGCAATGGCTTAACGGCTCTAAATTTAATCTCTTGGTCTAGCTCATCCCACCAAATACGGCAAAGCCCTTGCTCGGTTAGCTCACCAAGTAGCGTATTTATGCCTGTTGGCTCGGTAATTTCGGCACTCCAAACACCTGCCAAATAGTCTGTTGATTCAGTGTTCCAAGCTGCATAATCAATATAAGCTGCATCTACGCCCGTATAAGTCGTTAATAATTCGTAGATAACATCATGAATTTTTTCATTGCTAAACACGCCAACTAATTGAACCGTATCATCTAAATTGTGCGCTTCGGCTGTGGTATTGCTTTGTGCGCGTGTGACGGTAAAAACATCACTAGAGCGTGTAAAACTCATCACTTCGCCACTAATCGACACCTTGCCGCTACTTGGGTACTCTGCCCCAATGCCGCTTGGTGACACGGTAAAACTGGTTGCGCTGTCGGTAATGTTGGCACTTAAAACGCCATTGCTAGGCAAGGGGAATAGTGCTTTTTTGTCGTCTGCTAGTTTTAAAATGTCTTTTGCAACGATGGTTACATCATCGTTTTTACTTATACCGTCTAGTTTGTCAATGATATACACACTGTCAACAAAGTTGCCAAAATCAAAAACGGAAGTGAGATAACCACGGCGCACCCTAAGCACACGATTCTCATAATATGGATTACGCGCCTTAAACTTTCCCCAAAACGTGCCGCTGTTTGTGGTGTCATAGGTGCGCTCCTGCCAATATGGGTCTATTTCTGTATCAGGCCATGGGGCATCAAGAAAACGTGCCGTTACGCTACCGCGCACACCCAAGCCTTTATTGGGTGTAATTTCTTGGCTTGCAAAACTGACGCTTTTTAATAGCGGTATTGTTGATAAACCAATGGGCAAATCTGCGTTTTGTTCACTAAATAGGTAGGTTTTGGTTGTTTTGTCAAAGTTAGCAGTATCATTACACGTTGAATAAGTGTTGTAACATTTAGCATCGCCTGTCTCTGTTGCTGTACACGCGCCAACACCTGAGCGTAACGCGCAAAAATCCATGTCTAGCTCAATAAAAACCGTTGGAATATGCCCTACTTTTACTGATTCGGTGCTGTATGTCATAGCACACCCGACAATAAGCAGTTGACAGGTATGTTGATATTTTGGCGGTAATTCTCGTCTATTGGGGCATCGGGTATATCACCGTCTGTTTCGCACCAACACGCATCACTTGGACGGTCTGTATGATTCCAACTAAACAAAAACGGGTATCTTTCAGCGTGTAAAATAAACGGCTCAATGTTTTCGCGGTACCAATTGGCGGGTACAAACTTATTAACAATGGTTGTTTTTGCCCCATGCGACACAATCGCCCGACCTGCAAACTGTCCGCCCTCTGTTTTTTGGTTAATAATCGTATTTTTGCGGCCATGCTTTGGCACAACAAAACCTGACGGCATACCACGATACAAATTAAAGGCTTGGCCAAACATCAACACGCCACAATAAAAACCTGTTGCACTTAAACTAAAATACACGCGCCAATGGGTCGATGATGTTTCATCAAATAGGCTTATTTTTAGCTCGTTGTCGGTAAGTGTGGTTGCTGTGGTTGCATCAAGCCAATTAGCACCACTATCAACAGAATATTGAAGTTTAACTGTGCCGCCTGTTGTGCCTAAATTATGACGATAAATAGCAAAATAATCGGCTGTGACTGCACTACTAAACACGGTTGTAATGGTTTGTACGCCACTTGCCGTTGGCGACCAATAAGACGTAGTACGCCAATCGTAAGCATTGGCCACGCTGTAGCCGTCTGCTTGGGTTGTAGCTGTAACGCTAGTAAGTAAAGACGATGTAAGTTTATTGTCATAAAAAAGATAGGCTTTGCTCATGTTGATATAAACCTTAAATTATTAAACTGTTTATTGTCGCCTAGTGCTTCGTCAATAAAATCTATTAACTGTCGGCCTGACATCATGCGGTCTTCGGGAATGCGGATATATGTTGTGCCGCTGTTGGCTTGTTCGGCTTGGCGTTGGTCTGCTTGGCTAGTGGGTGATAATGCAACGGGCAAGGCAGGTGGTGCGCTACCTGTTACCGTGCCACCACCACTTAACACGCCTTGCGCCATACTGCCACCCATGGCCACGGCTGCGGCTGCGGCTGCAACACCCAATGCTGGGCCTACAATTGGAATCGGTGCAAGTGCGGCATAAGCACCCATCGCGGCACGATAAGTATTTACGCCAATCTCATACAAGGCTTGGGCTTTTTGAATGGCTTGTGCGGCTTTGGCGGCTTTGCCTTGGCCTTGCGCCATTTGTGCTAAACCTTGGCTAAAAAAGCTAACAGTTGCGGCCATTTGACGCTTGCGAGCTTCTAGCTCCATATCACCATTAGTAACAACGGCATTAACGCGGTCAAGGTCGCCCTGTATAAATGCGGCTATAAAGTCTTGTTGTGCATTTAGTTTGTACACATTGGCAGAGTCAATTTGTGCCAATTCGCTATCAATAAACTCTACCCATTGCGCGTCTGCTATCGTTTGCGCTGCGTCAACTTCAATAAGCATTGAATCAATCATGTCACCAAATTGAGCCAGCGCTACTTCTTCCTGAGCGTTAAAATTAAAGATTGATAAGTTTTCGGCATTGTTGATGCCTTGATATTCGTCTTTTGCTAGGTTTAAGCCGCCATACTCGAAATTATCTTTTGTTTTATCTTTTTTGTCTTTTCCTTGTGCTGCTCTTAATGCTGCTAATTGCTGTTCAATTTTTAATGTATTTGCTGCTTTTTCGGCTGCATCAGCTTGTACATCGGCTGATTCTTTGGCTTTTTGTGCTGTGTCTTGCCACATATAACCAAGATTATTTAGTGCATCAGTGGCCTTTATATTGCCCGAATCATCATTCCAAATTGCTTTTGCTTGTGCAAACTCGCCTGTAGCTGCGCTTGCAATAATTGCACTAACCTTTCCTACAGCATCGCCAATATATTCAAGCTCGGTAACAGTAAACTTAAAGCCTGTGTATAGCACTTTGATTGTATTTGATAGCACCCATGCCGCACCTTCCATTATCTTTGTGTCTTCTGCACCCTTTAGCATATTTGCGCTAATTTCACCTAATACTGGTGATAGTTGTGTGGCCAATACACGCCATGCGCCTGTAGCTGCAAAACTCATTTTATCTAATGAGTCGTTGATTTCTCCTGCCGCGTTTGATGCTTCTGTGCTGACAACTAAATTAAACCTTTCTGCTTCGGCTGTTAGCTCGCGAATTGCAGCACTACCCTGATTAAGGTGTGGCAATAATGCAGGCCCCGCGCTTTTACCCAATACATCCATCGCTAAGGCTGTTTTGGTCGCCCCATCATTCATGCCATTTAGTACGTCACTAAAATCTAGCATAACATCAGCAGCATTACGCATTTGCCCGTCTTGCTCGCGTAGCTTAATGCCTAATGTATCAAATAATTCTGCTTGTGCTTTGCTACCTTGCGCGGCTGCGTCCATGTTTTCGGATAGTTTTTGCAAACCGCCCGTGTAGTCTTGCAAGGTTGCATCGTTAAAATGCAAAGCGTATTCCATTGCACTTAATGCTTCGGCTGTGGAGTTTGCACGTGCTGCAATGTCTGCCAAGCCATCGGCATAGTCGATTTGTTCTTTGATTCTGTCCTTTATCATGTCAACAGCAAAAAGACCTGCTAACACGCCTGCTAGTTTTTTGGCATTTGAACCAATATCGCTCATTGCCTCTTGAGCGGTATCTTGGGCATCGGTCATGCCACGGTCAAAGGCGGTGCTGTCGGCACTTAAGCTAATGTGCAAAGCACCAATTTGTACACCACCTGCCATAATGTCCTCTCAATAAAAAACCCACCGAAGTGGGTTATTTTTTTTCTAAACGACCAAAAAAACTCTCTATTTGAGCCTCGATTTGATCTTCCGATAACTCTTTTTTGTACTTTGGCTTAAATGGCATAAAGTCATCCGATGCTTTAGCCGCTTGATTTCTGCCACGATTAACATTAAATGTCATCGCTAACAGTTCAGCATTGCGCCTATCAGCCCTTAACTCACCAAAATGCGTTAAGTTAAAATAGGCTTGCCATGTACAAAACTCGGCAACATCCATTGCTGCCTTTAACTCTCTAACAGTGCGCCCCAAATGTCCTGCTAACAAATACCAAAACTGTTCTTCAGGACGCTCTATTAGTTTTTTTCTTCGGTCTCAACACTGCCTGTTAGCATTTTATTGATTTTGAGCGAAGCATTAATGACGCGCTGTACTGCTGCACCATGCAATTTGCCAATGTCGTTAAAATGCTCAGGACTAAACACAAGATTGCCGTTGGTATCAATAGTCGAAAAAATCAAAACCATTGTGCCAAAGCCTTGCGTTTTATCTTCCTGCTTTTCTAATTGCTTGCGCCAAGCATTGCTCATTTGTTCGCGCTGTGCGCCAGTCATTACACTAACGCGCAACACAACATCTTCGCCAAACTCTGGAACAGGCACATCTTCAAAGGGCAATTGTCCAATGGTGGATAAAATTGCCGATGCTAGTGAATTACTCATGATTAAACCCGTGTATATGGAGACGCGCCGCTAACTTTTAGCGTGACTGTTTGACGTAAAATATCGTCCATGTTAGACGATGGTTTAATGTCGGTAACAATGGCCACAAATTGACGGCTATCGCCATTACGATATAAAAAGCGATAATTAACAGGCGCACTGACCAACAAATCATCTTCTAACAATTCTTGTGCGGTGCTTGTTTTGTCAAAAATAATATCTAACTCAACATTGCCCGACTCAATCAAGTCTGCACCCTCAAACGCTTTGTAAGGGTCAGGGTTTGCACCATCAAATTGGTCAATCGTAGTTACATCAATTGTGCCACGCGATTGGTTGGGCGGTGTCATGCCCTTGCAACCACCAATGGTTGTCCATGTTAAAACTTCGGAGACTAAGGCTCCGCGTTGAAATTTTGTACCTTGAACGTGTACGGTCATGTTGTTTGCTCCCAAATGACAAAACTAATCATAATAACGTGTGAGGCCACAGTCTCGTTATAGCTGTAGGCATCACTCAAAACCGAACAACTCGGTAAAGTGGTTTGTGCTTCCATTGCTGCAATGACTGCATCTTTGAGGCTTTTAACCTCATCGTAATCATCGGCAAAAAGATACGCATCAAATTGAATCTTGCTATCACCACTAAACCCACTATCAATAGAGTTTTCTTTGGTGCTAGTGGGTTCTGTGTAAACTAAAAACGGCTTGGGTGTGTCTTCTGGTGCGTAATTTGGATACACACGCGACTTAAATAAACTGCGTACTGTGTTATAAAAAACAGTGCTAGATTGCATTCTCTACTCCTAAACGCCTTGCTTCGGCTTCTATGCCATCGCCTAATAATTTGGATACTTCGGCCAGTGCTTCGGCTTTTTTAGATTCAAATGCAGGTTGTAAAAATCGTTGAGGCGCAATGTATTTACCGCTCTTGGTCTTCCATCCCCACTCTTGAAACTTGCCATAAAACACACGGCCATCGAGCGGGATAATGTATTGAATTTGACCAAGTGTGGCGCGTTTGCCTACACGCTTTTTTTCTTTTAATTTGCGTTTTAGGTTGCCTGCCTTAACAACAATGATTTTGCCTTTTTCTTTAAACTTGTGAGATTTTGTGCCGACTGGTGCGCGGTTCTGTGCTTCAACACGCACAATAACTGCCCCTTGTTTAAGTGCATCACCAATAATTACCTTGGCCACTTTTTTATTTAATTGACTGATAGTGTTTTCGAGTTGAGCCATGCCTAAAACGGTAACGTCTGACATTTTAAGACTCCTTGACACCTTCGCTTGTCATTAAATGCAGCTCTCTGTTGCGCTCGCCGATGTTGATTACTGCTTGGATGCTGTAGATTTTGTCTTTATATACTGCGCGTTGTTTGGCGTTAATGTCGGCACGATACCGCATTTTTATAATGCCTGTGACTTCGCTGTGGTTTTGTTGTGCGGCAAACAAAGACTTTCCCGACAATGGCACTATTTCGGCATTAACTGTGCAAATGGGTTGCCAAATAAACTTTTCACCGCCGCTAGAGTTGCGCGTCTCGGTTAGTGCTTCTATGGTTACACGATGACGAAGTTTGCCTGCTTGAATTGTCATTAGTATTGCACTCGATAAGGGTCAAGCAAGCCATCAATAAAGGCATAAGGCACACTGTTTACACCGTAAGTCATTACAGCTTCGCGGTTTTCGTACAGCGTAGCAATGTCAACTAATACCCATTGCTTGATGCTATAAGGCACACTGGCCGCATTGCCATAGCCCGATGTGTAATTAACAGCAATCGACTGTTCTACTAGCACCATTGGCATAATTTCGGGGACTAAACTGTTTTGGTTTAACCAATAATCATCGCCGACTAAGGTTGTAGTCGTGTCGTCATCATTGGTCACAACTACACTAACAATGGATTGCAAATTGGGGATAAGTTTTATTTTGTCGCCATGTTCGGCAACGGTTTGATACGTTTTGGTTATTAATGATCTGCCAATGTGATGCTCACAACGCTCTGTTGACGCATTGATTAAATGCGCTAATAACTCATCTTCTTCGCTTGAGTCTGTGTCTAATCGCAAATGCTGTTTAACAAGATTGACGCTAACTAACAACTCAGTTGCAGGTGTCGTGATAATCGTTTTCATACAAAATTACACATGACATAAATAAAAATGACAAACAAAAAAGGCGCGTTATAAAACGCGCCTTTTAGTTGGCTTATTAAGTTGCAGAGTTTTGGTAATACTTGATCGCACCACCCACATCAATCAAGTTACCACCGCTACGCGCCCACGCCAAAAAGCCGACTTGACCAAGTTTGGCATAAGCCGAATCTTCAAAACGGTGCATGGTATTTTGCAACACATCGCGCACATAGTAGCGGCTAAAATCACCAAACAACACTGACTTAGCATCGGCAGCCATGACAGGAATATCCTGATTGATGGTCACTGGGTAGCCCAAAATGGTATCGGGCATCGCATCGCCTAAACCATCATAGCCAGGTAAAAACACAGGACGGCCAGCATCGTCTTTTAACTTACGAATTTCGCGCATGGTTGTATCGTGCAACATAAAACCACATTGCGAACTCATGCGGTAAGCAGGGTCAACACTGTGTACCAAATCAATTAAATAATCATAAGTAATTGATGTTGTGTGACCAGTTGCGCCTACCTTTCCTTCGCTTGCTGCTGTCACAACGCCTTTAGGCTGGCTTGAGCCTGTGCCTGTTGTAAAGTAAGTGTTGGTAATACGGCCAATACGGTCGGTAATACGTTTCAATACAAATGCTTCAATATCAACAGAACTATCCATCAAGAGTTCAATCGGTACAGCAATAATTTTAGAGCTGAACTTATAAACATTAAGTGCTGTCGTACCAAATGATGGGTCGGAAGCTGTAGCAGTGGTATTTTCTGCAATCAACTCACCAACTTCACTTGTCCCATCCGAAGTTGGGAAGGACATTGGATTGCCTTGCTCGGTTTGTATGATTGTAGCCACAGCACGCACACCACCAAACGCTTTAAGAGCATCAGCAACAGTTTGTGCAATATCAGTTTGCACAGTGTAACCGCCTTGGCTGCCTGTGGTTGTGGACATGGTTGCGCGAATGTCAGACCAGTCTTGAGCAGACATGGCTTTGTCACCACCTTTTAACCATTTTGCAAATAGTAAGCGGCTTTTGGCAATGGCTGGATGTTTGTTGCGGGCATTATGCGCGGCGGCATCAGCGGCTTCTGTCGCTTCTTCTTGAGTTAAAGCATTGGCCAACTCATTGATGCGGTCAATTTGAGCTTTTGCGCTGTCAATTTCTGCCAAAAGCTGTTCATAAGCGGCTTGGTTTTCTTCTGTCCAAGCATTAGACGCGGTGTTTTCTACCAAAGTTTTGGCTTCGGTATGTTTTGCTTTGATTAAAGCGCGTAATTCTGCAATCGTTTTCATAATTTGTGAGTCTCTCAAATAAAAAAAGCCGCAAATGCGGCCTGTTGGCGTGGGTTAAATCAAACTAACGCAAGTGCCAAACGGCGTTTTGCGGCTTCACGGTCAAAATTTAAGGCTTGTGCCTCTGGTTTTTTGGGTGATTCTTGGGGTTTTGGTGTAGTTAAAGGGGTTGGCGCGTTTTTATAAACGCCCATGTTCCAGTTGTTTACAGTGTTTGCCACGTTTTTGGCATTTATCGCTGTGGATAACTCATCAATAAAGCCATAGTCTTTGGCTTCTTGTGCTGTAAACCACGTTTCGGCATCCATCAAAGCAGCTATTTCGGTGGTATCTTTGCCTGTTTTTTTGGCATAAGAGTTAGCAAGTGTGCCGTCAATCTTGTTTAATAGCGTAGCGGTTTTGGTTAGGTCGTTTTTGTCGCCCCATGCCATAGTCCACGCATTGTGAATCATAAACATAGCACCCTCGCCCATCAATACCTTGCTACACGCCAAGGCAATGTAAGTAGCAGCACTGGCACACACACCATCAATGTGAGCAATAATTGTTTTGCCCGATTCCAAAATGGCTTGCTCAATACCGCGTGCAGCAAACACATCGCCGCCTGGCGAGTTAATGCGTAAATGAATTGTGCTTGCGCTAATGTTGGCCAACTCAGTAATGAAATTCATTGGGCTAACACCACCCCACCACTCCGCCTCCGCATCAGTGCTAACAATGGTGTCATATAAGTAAATAGTGGCTTCTTGCGTGGCGGCATCGTTCACCACTTCAAAGCGTCTTTGTGCTGCACGGTTAAGCGCATATAATTGATAAAGTTGTGCCATATTAAGTATTACCCATACTGACCGTCACGCTTGGCGCGGTGCTTGTGTTTAGTAAATCACCGTCTGTAACAGGTGGTAAGTTTTCTGCTTTGCGTACTTCATTAACTGTCATAAAGCCAGGTTCGCCTGCCCTGCCTAACGCTACGCGGTACGCATTAAAGCGACCTATGGTGTCGCCACGTTCTAAGCCTGCGGTCATAAATTCGCAAAAATAAGGACGCTCAAATAATTTATGGTTGCACTCTTGCTCAATACCAACCAAATGACGGCTTAATGTGTACTTAACAAAGCCAATACCCATTTGCTCAACGCCACTGCCCCAGCTCGTTGTATTGGTCGTGTGGCCAATCATAAAAGGCTGCACACCAAAGGCGCG